TGGGGTTCCATCCGTCCTTCTTTCTTTTGGCATTGTTTACTGGATCACCCTTAAAATAAACCCACCCTTCGTGTACTTGTCCTAATGAATTAGTCCATCGTACATAATCATCGACTTCAGGTTCATACATTATGGATTACATTCTATGTGGAACTGCTCTTAAGTCAGATGGTTTAACACCCTCTTGAATTGCATCATTTAACCACTTTCTTGCATTATCCTTCGTGAGTTTAACTGCCTGTTCGTGGTATAATTCCCAACCCATTGTACTGAGTTGTTCAATACGCCATAATTTCTCACTCATAACCTTTTCCTCTTTGAAATTGATGATAATTGTTTTTCTAACTCAATCTTAATTGTAGTTAGTGGATGATATAATGGGGATTGTTTTTCAATGTAATCCTCTAAATGAGCAACGTGTTCCAATGCAAACATCAGTTTGGTTTGTTCATTCATTTTCATTGGTCAATGTGGATTATATAGTCCCAGATAATAAACAAATCCTACGACAGTAAGTACCATCAACAATCCAATAAAATAAACCATTTTAATTCAAGTAAATTCAGCAATGTAATAGTCCAGAGTTATTCCTAACTCCGTTGCCTTATGTAAGTAATAAGACTTTTGATATTGACGACTTGCCTCCCTTCTGATATAATTTAATTCCTCAACCTCTGCACGTTGCATAAAGTCTTGAAACAAACTAATAAAGTGAGCAATTTCGTCTTCAGTCAAGTTGAGTACCTAAGTCATAATATTGATCTGCTACTGGTTCCTTCATAGCAGTAATCGCTTTCATACATACGTTTTCATCACGATAAATGCTTTTCTTAACAGTAGCAGACTGAGTAAAAAACTCATCTTCTGTAAGTGATTCCAAATGATTTTGCAGTAATACCTGCACCATCTGAAATTCTTCTTCTTTAAATGCAACAGTTTTCATAGTTAATCCCCCCGAATTAGATAAACAATGAATCAATCTATTTATATCATTAAGGGATATTATACCAGATTATGTCAACATTTGCAACCTTATCCACACTCCATATCATATTTTGCATTTAATTCCATAACCCTAACAATCCTATTTCTAAGATCAATCAAATACTCTTCAGTCTCTTCATTCATAAGATCGTGGGATTCACAATACTCCCACATATTGTCATCAACAAAGTCAATGCAATCTATGATAGTATTGAGATCATCATTAGTAAGTTTCATTGACACACCTCTTCAAATCTTTGGCGTGTTAATTCTAACTTGGCATCTTCATTCAATTCAGGAAACTCTTCACAGATTGAATCATAAATGCCTTCTAGGATGGATTCGTGATGTAAAACTGACATAATTAAACTCCAGTATGTGAAAGTGAATTTGCATAACTCCACTTATTGTGAAGTTCAGTGCGATAAATGGCGAAAAGTAAATCAAAGTTTACTCCCTCCCATTCATCCCAATCTGATACATAATCTGCATTGTCCATATCAGCAGTATGGTCAATGAAACTGGGTGCAGACCTGAATTGATCCTCTTCATCAACCCAGAAATGTCTGCCAAATGTTTCTGAAACGTACATAATACCTCTTAACTGTTGGTTTCTGCATAAGAGATTGAAGGGAACATATCAAACATAATGTCCCTTACTCTCTCACGATCAAGTGAATCACCGTATCCCCAAGTCAATACAGTTGGATACTTTTCTATCTGTTTCCAGTATTCGTAAATTGCATCCTTGATTTTAGTCTTGGTGCATCCATATACAGGATAGATACCATCTACTACGTTGTAGAATGAGTAGATGTAATCAATAAACTCTTCGATGGAACTGTGCATTGGGAACCTCTTTGGTGATGTACCTATTATAATAGATCCATATCCTTACGATAGTGTTTATGTGCCACTTCTTTAACTGGCACAAAGTCAGTCATTTCTCTCAACTTTGTGATAGCATTATGAGCATCCTGTTCAGATTGTGGATCAAAGTCTAACCACATTTGCTCAAGTGACCATACTACAAGGTCATACTCATCTTCAGTTAATTTCATTAGTCAATCACCGCATTGATATGGAATACATAAGCAGTTTGACCATCTGATTCATCTTCACTTAGAAATTCAAATGGTACTGGACAATGCTCTAACCATTGGTGGAATACATCGTAATTGGTCATTTTACTTAAATGTAAAGGTTATCTCAAACTCATCAGTAAAATCCTGATAGTTTGTTATGTTGAGTGGACAGTCATTTAACCACTCTTGGAACAGTTCATACTGTTCCTCTTGTTCAATTCCAGTTAAACAAGCATCAAAAGAAGTGTTCATTTTGCCTCCAGAATTTTGTCAAAAGAGTTTTCAATTTCAATAGGTAACTCATCAATCATATCAGTATCCCTGAGTAGATCGTAGAGTTTGACCATTTGATAGTGTTCATCAAATGTGAAATTAACTGTCACCATTGTCTACCTCTTGATATTCAAGGTGGTCATTCATAGAAGACTGTAATTCTGCAAGTACTCTACCTGCTTGTCTGTTAATGATAGTAATACCCTTACTATCATTAAGTGTATTAGTGTAGACACTAAGTGCCTCTTCAATTAATTCAAATTGGTCTTGAGTAATCATTTTACAAATAGGAAGTTAAAGGATGTAAAGTGTTAGTAGTTGACTCTATATGGGTAATCAAATACCCTAGAGTTTGAGTGATTTTATCACATAAGTGATTCTCACTCTTAGCATACCATAGACCGATAGCATCATTCTTAAGGTTCTGATACTCTTCATCAGTCCATAGATCATCAAATGCTTCACCTCCGTGGGTAACGTCAAATTCAATGTCTGTTACCAGATACATTGTTTCTTTCATTGGGAACTCCGTTGGTGATGTACTTATTATAGTGGCAACATAACCACTATGCAATGGTAAGTGGACAGTTATCTAACTGTCACACCTCCACTACACTATCAATACTCCACTCTGAAACACATTCAGTTTCTACTGGAAATGAGTTAATATCAGCGTGAGCAAGTTCCATTGCTTCATCCTCGGTATCTGCTTCAACTAAAACTGTGAAGTAAGTAACCTCAGAACATTCTACACGAAATTGGTTCATTGTTCCCACCATAGTGCATTGAAAAGTGCTATGTTTAGGTATTCATCAGTATGATACCTTTCAACATCATCGGGTGTTGAATCATCAGGTATGAATACAAACTCTTCACAGAAATACTCTGCACTAATGCCACCTAAGTCATCACAGGCACGAAGAATGTCATCACAACTATCTGCATCCATACCCATTTCATCAACTAAGAAGTCAATGTCAGTAAAGATTTGATTTGAAGATGTATTCATTGTGCTTTATCCCATAATGTTTGAAATGCTTCAATCCAACTCACCTGTTCTACAGTAAGTTCATTAAAATCCTGCTCATCAGCAGAAACATAGGGTAAACCCTGTTCTGAGAGATAATTCTCATAGACCTGAACTAACAGATCTACTTCATCAAAGACTTGCATAGGGAACCTCTTTGGTATGTACTTATTATAATGGTAAGACTGCCTTACTGGTAGTCTTGTGTGACACTTTCTTAAGTGGCACATCAAGTGTTTCCATTACAATCTGTTTTGGTAGCATATTCCAACAGTAATAACTGCTACTAAACGTGATCTTATCATTATTTCTACCATCAGGACTAATAAACTTCATTCTCTTATCAAACATAAGCAACTGTAAGTCTTTATCCATAAACAACTGTTTAGGTGCAGAGTCATTTAACCAAGTATTAGTCATTATCAATGCAAAAGGTTTATTGAATGATAATGCACGTTCAAAATACTTTCTTTTATTGGTAAATGGTGGATTTGATACCATTACATCCCACTCAAATGGTTCATACTCAAAGAAATCTCTTCCAGTACCAATATGAGAGTATGTTACCTCATTTTGTTTCTCAATTTGCTTTACAAACTCACTCTCTTGCGTATCAAATGGACACCATACAACTGCATCCTCTGGAATATACTTAAGAATGGGTTTAACACCATAATCAGGGGTGTAACACTCATCGTTACTACCACCTGAATACATTAGTTTACCACTATCCAAATCCTTCATAATTAAGCAATAATACAAATACCAACAGAGTAAATCTCCTTCTTAGATACTGTAACACCAATTCTAGGATCTTTGGCGTTACCTGCTCTTTTCTTAGGATACTGCCTCTTTGCTTTAGGTATTACAATGTTTAAAACATCTTCACACCTTAATCTCCATACTTCCTTCACTATAGATCCCTGATAACGTGCATAGTAATGATTTCTATACTTACCAATCTTATCTTCAATCAAATATCTTTCTTGCTCTTCCCAAGTATCCTGAACACTAATGCCATTATAGGTTGCATTAATATTCTTTGCAATGGTAGATTTATACTCACATCCACCATCCTCATCAAAGGCATCTGCACCTGAATAATCATCAGCAATCTTATGACCTAAGATCCCTGCTAAATGAATTTCTCTTGATCTTGCATAGGAGAATGGATCACCCCATCCCTCAACTTCACATAAAGCGTATAATTGCTCATAAAGTTGCCTGTATCGTTCTTCGGGAGTCATAGAACCTCAGTTATTATTCATATTATAGCAGATTTTGCCCTATTGTGGCATCTGAAAGTCCTCTTTACGAACTGGCACAGGTTGTAGTGAAATTCTTGATAAAATGTTTAGTATAAGTTCTCTGTTTATCTGTCCATCTATTGAACAAGTACCATCAGGATTTGTTTTTCCTAATTTCTTACATACTGCATCACCGACCAATTCACCCAATAAGATTTGAAGTTTTGCTTCTTCATCCTTTTTAAGGTAGTCAATGACTTCAGGTACTAAAGCATCAGCAATTTTATCAATGCTTTTACTGGAAATTGCCATAATCAATCAATTAGATAGTGTAATGTTAGCATATCGGGCAGATTCTTCAACTTTTACCTCAATTTCCTCATAAATGTGCGAAAAATCCCATCCCCTTTTAATATCATTGGCAATGTATTCAACTTGTTCTTTGGTTAATCCAAGTTGTAGATCCTCTACTGCTTCAGTAAGATTAACTGAGAGTGTTACTGGTTTCATTAGCGTTGCTCCACCGACCACAATGATTTATCTATACATTCTTCACAATGTTGGCATTGTAAACCACACCAACTGAAGTGATAAACCTTTGTAACTGATCGGCAATTAGGACACATAATGTGCTTACCCCACTTCCCTGCCCTTGCTCTTGAAGTGATAGGTTTGAATGACATTGTGGTAGTAATCATCGCTTTAAATTACCCCATTGGTCATACCACTCATCAGTCACATTTTCTAATTCTACTCCAGTTTCATTTGCTTTTATAAATTTCTTTACTTCTAATTCCTCTTGAAATTCTGTAATTTCCATTGAATCTACTAAACGATCAACACACTCTGCATAGTCACCATTAGTGTCTATGACACATTTTGCTACATCATTAGCATTATAACCATAAAACTTATCCATTGTACCTTCTAATACTTCAAAGATCTTATCAATATCTTCCCCATATTCAGGGTCATAACCATCACTATCAAGTGGGTTATATCCCTCCAATATGTAAAGAATGGTAGAGATTTGACCTTCAGTAAGTGTTACATTGTGAAGACGATTAAGATCTTCCTCAACACTTGGTTTGAATGGTTTCATAGTCATTGTCATTCTCCAAATTGGTTTACAATAATGTCCTCTAATTCTGATAATCTGTCATCATCAATGAGTGAAAGATAATCAACTAAAATCTCATTTAAGAGATTTTCTTTTGATTGTGTAGAAGCAAAAGATAATAGACTGTCTGTTATCTCTGACTTGAGATTTAATACTCTTGACATTAGATTTCCCCCTGATAGGTTTTCATTAGTTGAAAGATTTGATATGCTTCATAGTCAGTTATATCTTCTCTTATTTCATTTCCATTCTCATCTTCTGTTGTGATTAGATCACCTTCAATGTACTCAACTGTCTCTGCTAAAATATCATATAAAGCAGCGAATTGGTCATTGGTTAGATGCAATGTTCTTGCCATTAGTTTGAACCTCCTAATAGTTTAGTGTTTAATGATTCAAAGATGACATTAGGATCAGAATCGAAGTCTCTAAAGTCTTCATCCTCATCTTGCCAATCATCTGACATCTTCTCAATAATGTCAAATTGTAGAGCAGTTCCAAGTATGTCAAGTAGGAAATGCTGCTCATCTTTAGTAAGATTGATTTGCATCAGAGTGGGAACCTCATTGATTACTTTCTTATTATAGTGGGGTGAACCACTAACGTGAAGTAGCCTTGTGACAGTTTAGGAACTGACCCAAGACTTTGATGATAGGAAGTTTAATCGACTAAACTTCTCACGATTGACCAACTTGAATGTGCCATACTTATTCCACATAACATAACCCTCACCATCTATCTCATCATTGTCATCATACGTTGTAAACCAAGCATCATTAGTACATACACTAAGTGCATCCTCTTTTATATTCTTTACTAACTTCCATAATCTCATCAAATTAATGTCAACATTATGAACATCAGATATTATTCTCAATTCCTTCTCAGTAAAATCATTACCAACTCTAATACAATGATTAATGGTCTTTTTAATGGTATTACTCTTTGCTACCGTCACAAAATCAACCATTTGTGCCATTTGTTTTGCAAACGCTAAGTATTCTCTAATCTCATCAGTAATATTATACTGTGAGTTGCATTGCACGAATAGAACATTGTCATAATCACTAAACAGAGTATGTTCTAATGGTTTTGCAACAGTATGAAATGCTAATGTATTACCAGCACCCATAAGATCATAAACTGTATGAGGTGCTACGATTATATTATGATTAATCTTATGTGGGAAAAGATAACCTATAGTATTAGGTTTATACCAATCATCACCACCAAATCCTATGAAATCACCCTGATAAATCTTACCTGTTCTTGGTAAGTTATGAAAACACGCTTTTAACTTATCCTGTAAATCTTTATCGGGATGATTTCTCTCTATATCTTCAATGGATTCATTTATTTTCTTCTTAATCTTATTAAATACACTCTTAGTACCAACAAAAAACTTACCACTCTCAGGGTTAGTTCCCCACACTATAGAAGGAGTGCCATCTATTTTAAGAGAGATTTTACTCTCAGTAGTAAACCAATTTAATACAGAGAGATCACCTGTTAGAATAGAATCTTCAGGGTGTTCGATGTGTTTTAATTGCATTTTAAAGAAGATGCCGAGGTAGTCTATTGTTAAAGTAACTATTATCTAACCAAACGCCCCACTTATCAAAAGCATACTGATTATATAGTGTTTTTTCCTCAGAAAATGCCTCTATTTCGTGAGGTTGACTCAAATATTCTACTTCAGATATATTCTCACCTTTCCAATGAAACTTACCACTCTTCATCTTCAAAGTTCCCTTTACCCATTGACGTAAATGAACCAATTCGTGCAATAGAGTTTGAATGTAAGTTTTCTCATCCATATTGGATTGTAACTCAATCTCAAAGTCTCTAGGGTTATGTGAAGTGCCTATCCAATCACAATAACCCATAGCATCTTCTCTTATCATACCACGATGATTGACAGTAACATCAAGATGATGGCGTGGTAAGAATTTGTTTATAAACCAAGTGGTAACACTCTCACACCTGCGTTTAGAATAACCGTATCCAGAATAATAGATACGACTCTTGTGAACCAATGTAGTGTCCATACGAATGATAGAATGAAGATCAGTTTTTCTTTGCTATTCATATTATACTTCATTTTTCTACCTTATGTGTAAGATGCAGCATCTTTTTCAGCAATATATGTTGCATTATCAACTAACTCATCATACAAGTCCTCATCATAATTATCAATAAACTCTCTTAATTCAACATCACTACAATCATCATAGTATTCTGTTAATTCATCTGATACATATCTAATCAAATCTTTGGTATCCATACCATCTACAACTAATTCAACAAACTGTTCAATTACTGTATCTCTGGTTGTTCTATCAAGGATATTTGAATGATTGATGATTGTTTTAGAGTCCATTTCAGAATTGGTTGCGTTAGGGTTTGCTTTAATGTTCATTTTAACCACTTTTCATCAGTTGTTTCTAATAGTTTACCTACCTTATAGTCATCTCCTTCAATATACTCAACCTCCTCATAATGTTGGCAATGTTCAAAATTAGATGCAATTCTTCTTGCTTCAGTTTTAGTTTCTGCACCAACTGTTACTGAATAGTAAACAATTTTCTTTGCTTCAAATGTGTAACTGTTTAATAATTCAGTCATTAGAATTTGCCTCCAGTGTTGTTAATGTCAAGTACAGTTTCGTTAGTTACGTTATCAACTAACTCATCAAATAATTCATTATCATAGTTATAAATTTCTTCTCTCATTTCATGTTGATTATATTGTTTATAGTCATATAATAGATTTTCATATACAAATTGGACAAGAGATTTAGTGTCCATATTATCAACAACTAACTCAGCAAAATCTCTCTTAATTCTACTTAATTGATCATTATTTAACTGAACATTGTTAACAATTTTCTTTGCATCTAACTCGCTGTTAGTTGCATTTGGGTTTGCAGATTGTTGGTACATTGTTATTAATTAGAAAGGACAATAAAAAGAGGATTGTATCATTTACTGACACATATCCTCGAATCTTTGTTGTGCTAATAGTTCAGCATTAAATTGTAACTCAGCATCATTAAATTGTAAATGATTGTTGTTAGTTACTTCCTCTAATGCTTCCTCAAATAGTGTTTCTAATAGCACTTCATTTTGTAAACAAGACATGGTAATTATTCTCCTTTGAGTGATAATGAATTAGAGTAAACTTCCTTACTATGTAAACAAGTTTTGTGAATGTTAAAGAGTAAATCCATATTTACTCCTTCCCAATCTGTCCACTCTGATACATAATCAGCATTGTCAAAATCACCAGTCCCATCAACATATTGTGGGCAAGATCTAAAATCTAGGTTATCATCAACCCAGAATAATCTTCCAAATGCTTCAGATGAATACATAGACAATTTAGAAAGAATTGATGAGAGAAAGTAATGCTAACTGCAAACTCTTTCCCTCACTATTGCGACACTTTGATGGTCCCCCCTATTATAACTTATCAACTAACTCTTTCCACCATTTATTACTTTTAATGTTACATTATGCTCTCTAATACCATCTTTATCGGTTAAATCTATATTTTCACTATAAGCGTAATGCTCCAAATCATCATGGAGTTGATTATATATTAAACTATAATCAAAGTTATTATATATCTTTTCACTAAGCAAATCCTTCTGCTTTTGTGTTAATCCAGGATAGAAATCCTCCACTGCTGATTGTACATTAACAACCAAATCTGTTTCTCTCATAGTAATACTTAGAAATGTGAATTAATGCTATTTGGTGAATATTTTGCATCTAATACTTGACCATTATATGATACTTCACCTATGCTATTCTTATCAACATAGTATTTAACTTTAGGGTTGCAAAGTGTTATTCTTTTACTAAACTTACTAGGATCTGATGATACCCACCAATGATCTTTTTCTATCATTTCTTATAATTGCTTTTCTTTCTGTTTCTTTTGTTATGAGTAGAATGAATGCCTTGCCAATTAATAGTTTTAGTTAAAGAGGAAAAACTGTTTTTGAAGTTCTGCACGATTTGCAAATTTTAAAACCCGTCATAATTAAATTTTGTTTAACACTTTCATCTTCTTTTTTACATTCTTCGCACCTGTTATTTAATTCTTTTAAATCATCTTCTTTTAATGAATTATCTTTAAATTGTTTAGTCATT